AGACGGAGACTTCTCTGCATCATCATACGGTACGTGTGGGTTTACACCTGACCCTACTGCATCTGACTACATTGCTTATAACAGCCTGACAGAAGCTAACGTACTGGCATGGGTACACGCAGAGGTAGACAAAGACGCTACTGAGGCGGCACTGACTGCAAAGATCGAAGCAGACAAGAACCCAACCAGTGCCTCTGGTGTGCCTTGGTAAATGATTGATCCTGTTACTGCTATTGCTGGAGCCTCTAAAGCATTTGCTATGGCAAAGGCAATGGTAGAAGCAGGAAGGGCTGCTGAAGACACTATGATGCAGATAAGCACTTGGTACGGACACGCATCTGATGTCATTTACGCAGACAACAAGGCAAAAAGAGCATCACCTTTTAAGAAGGTTGTATTTAGGAAAAGTGTAGAAGCAGAGGCTATACAAGCTTTTGCTGCAAAGAAGAAGATAGAAGCACAACAAAGAGACTTGATAACCATGTTGAACTACGCATACGGTAGTCAAGGACTTTTAGAGTTTCGTGAACTAAAGAAGAACATAGCAAGAGAAAGAGAAGAAACGGTTTATAGACAACAAGAACTAAAGGAAGCACTTGTTAGTTCTTTTGCTATAGTGACGATGACAGGGCTTTTAGCTGGGTTATTAATGTTTATTATAACAGGTGGTAAGTAATGACTAAAACAGAAGAATTCTTAGCTAGGCTCGAAGGACACGAGAAGGAATGTCTTGTTCGTTACGAAATGATTCAACGTCAACTTGATTCAGCAAGTAAGGACATTACTGTCAACCGTCAAGCTGTTTTTGCTCTGTACCCTTTTATTCTTGGTGCGTTAGTCTTTGCTGAGTACATCAGATGATAGAGGCGCTTATAGGGCCGGTTACAGGGCTTCTAGACAAGTTTATACAAGACAAGGACCAGAAGGCAAGGCTGGCTCACGAAGTCGCTACAATGGCTCAGATACACGCTCAGGAGCTTGCTACAGCACAGATAGAAGTTAACAAGGTAGAAGCAGCACACAAGTCCTTGTTTGTCTCTGGCTGGCGTCCTGCTGTTGGTTGGTGCTGTGTGCTAGGCATGACCGGTAACTTTATGGTTATACCGTTTACTAACTTTGTACTAGCGTTATTGGCTATTGAAGTAACTATACCGCTTATTGATCTTGAGACTATGATGCCTGTACTTATGGGTATGCTTGGTCTTGGTGCAATGCGTTCTTATGAAAAAACTAAGGGCGTATCGAGGGAGCAATAATGGCATTACGACCGGGAATGTTAACAGGCAGTAAAAAGAAGCCAACAAAGGAAGCGCCTTTGGACGACCCAAAGGACGACACTATTGATACGCCTGTAACTTCAGAACCGCCACCAGAGCGAGCACCGCCTAAACCCCCACGCCCAGTAAAAGGCGAGGAACCAGAACCTGCTCCAGAACCTGCTCCAGAACCTGAGCCAGAACCTAATAACTACCCTCGTTTTACTGGAACAACTTATCAAGAGTTTGTAGAGTGGTACAAAGGTAGTCCTCTTGAGCGACAACTCCGTAGCTACTACGAGTCTAGGGGAGAAGAGTACGTAGAGCGTCCTAGTCCGGGTTACGAGCGTAATGAATCTGGTAGATACGTTGACGACGACAACAAAGAACTTTTTTACTGGACAGGCTCTAGGACCGACAGTGAACACGGCTTTGCAGGACTAGAAGCAGAAGCTGACTACAAAACACAAGCGGACATTAAGGCGTCCTATCAACAGGATTCCATGCTTCAGAGTACTTTTGGTAGTTGGGACAAGTATTGGTCATACGTACAAGAACGACAAGACATGATAGATCAAGGGATCATCATGGATCGTTGGGAACAAGACGCACAACTTTGGGACGAGCGTGTTATAAAAGGGGTTAACAACCGTGGTGGCCCAAACGCTGATGCCATTAGTGCTATTATTACAGCGGAAATGAACCGACGTACAAGTGACGACCGTAGTGCAGAAGAAGGCTTACGTGACTCCTACGGCATCCCCAGAACCATGTTTAACTCTGATGGTGACGAACTTGTTTGGAATGGCAGTGGTTGGCAGTTAGCAGTAGAAGCAGACGACTTCGATAAGTTTGATATCTTTAAAACAGTTATGGTGGGTATCGCTACGGCAGGAACAGGAATTGGAGCTTCCGTAGCAGCCTCTTTAAATCTTACTGGAGCTTCTGCTGCTGCTGTAGCTGCTGCTGTGGATTCTGTTGTTCGTCAAGTAGGAACCGGCGCTCTTGAAGGTGAAATAGACGTAAATCTTAGAAGTGTAATTAATTCTGCTATTAGTGCAGGGGCTTTAGACACAGCACTGGGTGAAGAAATACTTGCTAGTATCCCCGACTCAGGCATAACTTCTATAGACGCAGCTATCGAAGCCGGAGTAATGTCGGCTGCTACTCAGGCTTTGTTACAGGGGGATTTAGATTTTGAAGAAATTGCCGCTGCAATGGCACAAGCTGGCTTAAGCACTCAGTTTGAAGACGTAATAAAACAGTTAGAAGAAGCAGGAAGCTTAGGAGGACGGGAGCTTCAGGACTTTATAAGGTCTGTTCGAGAACAATTCCCTGATGTTGACCTTAGTGCGCTTGAAGACACTCTTAGAAACATTGCTGATGCTTTACCCGGCGGTAACGCCTTACAGTCCATTGCTGACAGAACAGGCAGAGCTTGGGAAGACTTTAAAAAGTTCTTAGATGAAAACGAAATTGTTGAAGACGCCTACGACATTGTTAAAACAATTTATGATACTGTAGATGCTGCTGTACCTACCGACATAGCAGAACTAAAGCAGTTTATTAAGAGTATGTTTGCTGGTGCACTGCCTATAGGAGAATGTGAAGAGGGTCGTCCTAATGACGGAGGAGAAACTGGCGGTTGGACAGGAACTTCTTCAAGAAGAACAGGTGACGAAACTGTTGTTGTAGTTAGTCCCGGAGGCCCCGGACCCGGTTCTAGTGACGCTATGGATCAGTACCCTGGCTGGATGGACTGTGTAAACCTTGGTTTCCTTATTGGGCTTCCGGGCTTAGACATACCGCTTCCACCGCAGTTAACAGATTTTTCTGTAGCCGACTTACGTGCTGCAGTTGTAGACGCTGGAGACTCTTTTAACGAGTTCCTTAGTGATCCTCAAGCATGGCTCGACGGAAAGATTGAAGATATTAAAAACGGAATCACAGAGCCGTTTAGTGATCCAACAAAACTTCAAGACTATATTGCAGGTATCTTAGGCGGTGTTCTTGCTGGTGCTTTGTATGAAGAAATTAAAAACGAATTAGAAGAAGAAGTACCCGACCTCTTTTTACCTTTTGCTCCAGAAGAAGAGGGCGACGACTGTACAGTAGAAGGTGCTGACGGTGAAGTCCGTGGAAGAGTACAGGGCGGTCAGTGTGTTCCTCTTACGCAAGAAGAGATAGACGAAGTAGACGCTCCTTTAGGTCGTTGTGAAGACGGAACACCTAAAAACGACGAATTTGGTACTAACTGTACAGAGTACTCTAAATTTGGTTTTTGTAAGGACGGAACAAAAAGAGAAGACCCGGACGGTACTAATTGTGCAGAGTACATACCTCCCTTTGAAAACACAGGTCCTACTGTTGAAGACTGTGCTGCTTTAAACAGAGCACATATTCCAGCTAACCCAGAAGCCGGTCAAATAAGCAGTTGTGGCGGTTGTGGTGAAGGTTTTGAGCCAGTTGCTAACGGTGGCGGTGAAAACGTTTGCGAACCTATAGACGACGTTCTTGAGCCTTGTACAGGCGGCCAAGTACGTAACGAGGTTAGTGGTGAATGTGAAGACCCTACGCCAGATTTTGTAGACGGCGAACCCTGTAAAACTTCTAACAATGAAGACGGAACTTATAATTCACAAGGAGACTGTATAGCAACACCTCCTCCACCAGAGTTTGGCTATTGTGAAGACGGAGCAACAGCTAAAGCAGATGCTGAAGGTACTAACTGCTCTGAGTACGTTGTTCCCGGCCCAGAGTTTGGTTACTGTGCAGACGGGGCTACTGAAAGAGCGGACGCTGACGGATCAAACTGCCTTGAAAATCAACCAGAGCCAGAACCAGAGCCAGAACCAGAGCCAGAACCAGAACCAGAGCCAGAACTAGAACCAGAACTAGAACCAGAACTAGAGCCAGAACTAGAGCCTGAGGTAGAGCCTGAGGTAGAGCCTGAGGTAGAACCAGAGCCTGAGGTAGAACCAGAGCCTGAGGTAGAACCAGAACTAGAGCCAGAACTAGAGCCAGAACTAGAGCCTGAACTAGAGCCTGAGGTAGAACCAGAGCCTGACATTGACGACGGAGATAATGATGACGATGGCCGTTTAAACCTTACAGACGACAGTACTCCTACTGATACTGGTCCAAATGAAGGAGGCCCATGTGAAGCTGCTAACGGCGAAGCAGGGACTGTTAGAGACGGTATTTGTTTTCCAAACGTAGTTTTACCAGAACAGCAGCCAGAACCAGAACCTGAAGTAGAACCAGAGCCAGAGGTAGAACCTGAGCCTGAGGTAGAGCCAGAGCCTGAGGTAGAGCCAGAGCCTGAACCTGAGCTTGTGCCTGAATCTTGTAACGATCCTAACGCAACTGTAGCAGAGGACGGAAGTTGTGGCCCTTGTAAAGAAGGGTTTACTATAGACATTGAAACTAATCTATGTCTTGCAGACAGTGTTGAAAATACATGCCCTAACGGCGCTTCTGACTATCCTCTATGTACTGAGTGTGCAGACGGTTCTAGGCCAAGCGACCACGAAGAAGGAAACTGTGGTTTACCAATAAGTATAGCTCCAGAACCTGAGCCAACACCAGCACCAGCACCAGAGCCTGAGCCTGAGCCTGAGCCAGAACCTGAAGAAGGAGGCTCCGGTGGCGGCGGTGGAGGTGGCGGTGGCCGCAGCGGAGGAATGCTTACTGGAGTTCCAGACTGGCAACGACAACCGTTTGCTGCTGTAGAGTACAGAGCACCAACAAGAGCAATAGACGTTTTAAACCAGTTTGTTGAAAATGAAATCAAAAGCTCGCTAATACAAGAAGACAAGCCAAAAGGTCTTTTCTCTTAATTACCAAGGACTTTTAAATGACCTATTTAAATATAGTAAACAATGTACTACGTAGGATGCGTGAAGACGAAGTAACGTCTGTGCAAGAAAGCACCTATAGTAAAATGGTAGGGGACTTTGTAAATGACGCTAAGAGAATTGTAGAGGACTCTTGGGACTGGTCGGCGTTGCGTACTACATTAACAATTACAACAACTGCTGATGTTTTTAACTACGTACTAACCGGTAGTCAAAACAGGATTAAAGCTCTAAATGTTATCAACGACACTGCTAACTTGTTTATGGAGTACCAAACAGCGACATTCTTTGATGAAGCTTACTTGATTTCTGATGCTCGCAAGAGTGCTCCTAAGTACTACACGTACAACGGTGTTGACGACGATGGTGACACTCAGATTGACATTTATCCAATTCCTGACAAAGAGTACACCATTCGGTTTAACTGTGTCAAAAGAACGGGTGACTTGTCCGCTAACGACGACCGACTTACGATACCTAACATGCCCGTGTTGCACTTAGCTATTGCTTTGTTAGCCCGTGAACGTGGAGAAACTGGTGGTACGTCTGCTGCTGAGTACTTTAAGATTGCTGAAAACTACATGTCTGATGCTATTGCTTTAGACGCTCAAAAGCATCCAGAAGAAGTAATCTTCTATACCCCTTGAGGTAAATTATGGCACAACAACTTAACAGTATCAATCTTGTTGCACCGGCCTTTAAGGGAATCAATACAGAAGATTCTCCGTTGCAGCAAGACCCTTCGTTTGCAGAGATTGCAGACAACGCTGTAATTGACAAGCGTGGGCGTATTGCTGCACGTAAAGGCCATGATGTTGTTACAACAAACAAGACTGCACTAGGTACGGCTGCTCTTAGGGCTATTCAAGAATTTAAAGACGACGCTGGAAACACCAAAGTTTTTTCTGTTGGTAACAATAAGATCCTTAGTGGTACTACAACCTTAGCTGACGAAACTCCCGGTAGTTATACAATTACTTCTGACAACTGGAAGATGGTTAACTTCAACGATAAGATCTATTTCTTCCAGCGTAGTTTTCAGCCTTTAGTCTATGACAACGCAGGAGGCTCTGTAGTCACGCTCAGTAGCGTTTCTGGTGCGGCAGGTGTTACTAGTGCTATGTACGGTAACGAGGTTCTAGCGGCCTATGGAAGGCTCTGGACGGCTGACTTTGGTGCTGACAAGTCTACTATTTACTGGACTGACCTTTTGATAGGCCATGACTGGTCTGGAGGTACTAGCGGTTCTATTGACATTTCTAAAGTATGGCCTGACGGTCATGACGAGATCGTAGCGTTAGCGGCACACAACGGTGCTTTGATTATTTTTGGTAAACATAGTATTGTTGTTTATGAAGGTGCTGAAGCACCAGCGACAATGGCATTAGCAGATACTGTAGCAGGAGTCGGCTGCGTTGACCGTGACACTGTACAGCACACAGGTACTGACGTGTTGTTTTTGTCACACACAGGCCTAAAGAGCTTTGGTCGCACCATACAAGAAAAGTCAATGCCTATGGCTAACTTGTCTAACAGCATTACTAAAGACATTATAAATTTGTTGCAAAACGAAGTTTCTTTTTATAGGACTGTTTATAGCCCAGAAGAAGGTTTTTATCTATTAACTTTTGTAGGTCAGGACGTAACCTATTGTTTTGACGTAAGGGGTACACTAGAAAACGGCTCTTATCGTGTTACTCGTTGGCCCGGTACTAGTTTTACGTCTTATGGTAGGCTTGAGAACGGTAAGCTGTACATAGGCACTACAGAAGGTATTAGCGAATACACAGGTTATAGCGACAACGGAACAAAGTACAGGTTTAAGTACTACAGTCCGGGGTTGACCTTTGGTGACCCGTCTATGCTAAAGAGAGTCAAGAAGATCAGGCCAACACTGGTAGGCGCTAATAGTGCTACGGTGTTTCTTAAGTGGGCCTACGACTTCGACACATTCTACAGAACTGCAGAGTTTACTGTAGGAAACCAACAACCTGCTTTCTACAACGAGGGCGAGTTTAACGTGGCAGAGTTTACTGGTGGTGAACTAACGTCACGTAGAGCAGTCAACGCTACAGGCGGTGGCGGAGTTATTAACATAGGTCTGGAGGCAGACATAAATGGTTTTGCATTGTCTCTTCAAGAAATTAACGTATTAGTTTTAAAGGGTAAAGTACTATGAGCAACTACAGTAAAACTACTGACTTTGCCGCTAAGGACAGTCTACCTTCTGGAGACAGCGGTAAAATCATAAAAGGCGCTGAGTTTGAGACGGAGTTTGACGCTATCTCTACAGCTATTGCTACGAAGGCAGACACAGCATCACCAACATTCACAGGGACAGTAACAATACCTGCACTGACGTTTAACGGTACGCTGTCAACAGGGACAATCGACGGAGGTACATATTAATGTCATTTATAACTGATCTTTTAGGTTTAGGCGGTGGTGCTGCTTTAATTAAAGAGGCGTACGACCGACTAGGCGCAACCGGGCAAGAAGCTTTTGAACGCTTTGGGCAAGGGTACACTGATCCTGAAACAGGGGAGTTTACTCCGGGCCTTGCTAGTGAATTATCAGGAATGCTGGAGTTTCAACCGTACACAGTTACTTCAGCCACTGGTGGTCAATTTGGCATGGCTACTGACCCTACTACAGGTCAGATGCAGTACAACCTTTCGTTGTCTCCTGAAGAGCAAGCTTTGCAACAACAGCTTCTACAACAGGCCCAAAGTTTTTACGGACAGGCGGCAACACCTTCTGCAGAACTAGAGGAGAACGTGCTTAACCGAATGCGTGAACTTCGTGCGCCAGCAGAAGAACAAGCCAGAGCAGACTTAGAACAACGCCTAGCAGCACAAGGACGCTTAGGCACACGCACGAGCATGTTCGGCGGTACTCCAGAACAGCTTGCGATGGCTAAAGCACAACAACAAGGGGAGTCTGCAGACATCCTACGTGCAATGGAATTTGCAAGAGCAGACCAAGATCGACAACAACGACTTGGCTCAGGTATGCTAGAGGCTTCTTACTTACCACAAGGTCAGTTGTTAGCTGCGCTACAGCCGGGAATGACTACAGCAGAACGTCAGCGTCAGTCGGTGTCTGAACAAGCACAGACCTACGGTGAAACTTATGCTTCAGCTATTAACGCACTGCTTGCTGCTTCACAAGGTCAAGCGGCATTATACGGAGACTTAGGTGCTGGTGTTGCTAATCAAGCAGCTAAAGGCCTCTTTTCTATCTAACAAGGGAGAATAAAAATGCCACAGATATCATCAACAGTACTCCAAGGACTAGCACAGCCGTCCTTTGGTAGGGGCATGTTTGAGCTAGGTTCTTCCCTTGGTGGAATACCGGGACAACGTAGAGAAAAACAAAAGCAAGAGAAGTTTAACGAGATTATGAAAAGGGGTCAAGCGGCGATGTCGTCAGCAAAACCAGACCCTGTAGTACTCTCTGGTATTGCTCAGGAACTGTCTGCTTTAGGGTACACTAAAGAGGCACAGCAGTTTGCTACTAAGGCTAGTGAAAGAAGTAAACAAGTTGAACAAGCTGGTATGTTTACGGGCAAAGTACCCGGAACACCAGAATATAATGAAGCCCTTGCTAAATCGCAAATGGCGCAAGGAAAGTTTGCAGAAGCAGGTGCTACTGCTACTGCTGCTGTTAGAGCACAAGAAGAAAAAGATAGAAAAGCTCGTTTAATGGGCGAAGCTTTACAAAAAGCGGTTAGGTCTAAAGACCCTGCAGGAAATTCAGCAAGAGTCAGAAACATGACTGCAGAACAACTTATGGAGTACTTGACGCCCAAGGAAAAAACGCCGGGAGTACAACTTGTAGCAGGAGCACGATACATTGATCCTGACACAGGGAAGGTTCTTGTAGAAGCCAGAGACGCTCCTGCAAAGCAAGTAAACATTGCCTACGATCTTTTAAAGTCAGGCAAATACGATCCTACAACTTTTAAGTACGACAACGACGGAAATCTTTTAGGGGATATTAGAAGTGTTAAACTTGTTACAGACGACAAAGAAAGAGGCAGTATTCCTGCTAATGTAGAAAAACAAATCATTGCTATGGATGTTGCTTCCGGTAAATCTGTTGTTGGCTTTGGAAGAGCTAGAAAACTTAAAGAAGACTTAATAGCTGGCGATCAAAAAACAACAGGAGTTTTAAGCACTTTAAGAACTCAAGTTTTAGACTTTGCTGGCCTAAGAGATGCCGAAGAAGAACAGAAAACGCTCTTTCTAAGGACGAGAAACACGGACATTGTTAACGGACTCCCACCGGGTGTTGCTTCTGATACTGATGTTAGAATTTTTAGTCAGGGTTTTCCTAAAGCAGACGCTTCGTCACAGGAAATTATTCGTTATTTAGAAGCAGAGGAAAAAATATTAGCTGCTCAATCAGACATGTCAGCGCTCTTCCAGCAACACGTAAACAAACAAGTAGAAGACGGAATCGAAGCAACCACCGCTGGTTTTGAGTTTGAAAGACGGAAGTATGCCAACGTAATGACTACATTTAGAGATACGGTAGAGAACGCAATAGACCAACAAGGAAATCCTCTGTACTCTGAAGAAGATAAAAAAAGGTTCTTACGAGAAGCTTTAGGGTTTGTTCCTACCTACTACTCACGATAAAGAGGCTATCATGGCTATAAAAAGCTCATTAACAGGTCAAGAAATGTCGCCTGATAATCCTTTAGCGATTGCTGCTTCAGGGGAAGGTTTTACTAACCCTCTTGGTGTGGAGGCGTTGCCTGTTTTAGAAAAACAAGAACAGTACGTTGCTGAACACATGCAGGAATTTACTGAAAGGGTGGACTCAGGAAGACTAGGCACAAGCGACCTTGAATTAGCTGCTCGTGCTTTTGTTGACGGACTTTGGTTAAATAAAGCAGAAGAAGCAGGTAGTTATGTTTCGGCAATGGCTGTTAAAATAATCTATCCTGATTTATTTGAAGGAAGGTCAGTTGGTGACATACGTGAAGACATGCTTGTTAAACTAGAAGCAGAGTCTGCTGAATTTGCTGAAAGAAGGCCTTTAACAGCAGCAACGACTAATATTGCTGGCAGTATCCTTTCCCCTGTTTCTGTTGCTGGAGGACAACTTATTGGTCAAGCCGTTAGAATGCGTCAAGGAACGCAAGCTGCTCAAGTTTCAGACGAGGTTGCCGCTACTTTAGGAGGTGCTTTTGCTCCACGAGCAGACGAGGCCGCACAGCTTGCACAACAGCTTGGTAGACAACAAGCAACAGGGACAACCTTTGGTGTTCCTGTGTCTGGTAAGGTAGCTGAAATAGTATCTAAAACCCCAACACCAGTGGCTACAGCAGGAGTCGTCGGTGCCGAAGGAGCTGTTATAGGCTATGAAGGAGACACCACAGAAGAAAAACTCGCTAACGCTGCTTTTACTGCTGGGATTTCTGCTACTGTTCCTTTTTTCTTTGCGGGAGCTAAAAAGACTTATGACTTTGCTACCGAAAATAAAATGGCAACTCAAATAGGAAAAGGTAAAGACTTCATAAACCTTATGTTTACTGAGCACGGTATTGCCCCTATATATAGAAGCGTTGTGTCTAAAGCTTACGGTGCGCGTACTTTAACAGAGCAACAAGCAAGAAAAATGGCCGGTAGAGCGCTTACACCTGCGATGGCTAGAGAAACAGGTAAGAAATTTTCTGAACAAGCTACCCAAGAAACAGAAAGAGCAAAAAGAGTAATAGCAACGTCTACACGTGAAGCTGGCGAACAAGCACAGTTAAAGCTAGACGAAAAAATAGCGGAAGTTAAACTTCTTGCAAGCAAAGCTACAGGAAAAGCACAACAAAAATATAACGACGAGGTAGCTCTTTTAGAGGAAGCTAAGGTTAACGCAGATGTAGCTAAAACACTTGCTGTAAGAGAAGCTGACGCCTCTGTAAGTGCCGCTAACGCGTCTTTTAGAGGACAAGCCTTAAGTGAAGCAGCGCCACCCGGAGCGCCTAAAGAAACAGTTGCTGAGTTAGGTATGTTAGACCCGCAAGATGCTAATGCTGTTTTAGATGATCTATGGCGACAGTATGGTTTTAAAGTAGCTAACGGAAAAGAGTTTACTTTAGACGCTAAAGAAGCCGCTACTTTTATTGATAAAATCATTAAAAACCATCCTGAGCTTGAGTTAGTTGAGAATGGTTCTTTATTGCGTAATATTAAAATATATGTGGCCGAAGAAATTACTACAAAAGCGCCCGGCGGTGTTATGAAAGGCGAAGACCTTTTACAACTCCGTAGCAACATAGGCAGAGCTATTAACGGACTTAGCAACGAAAGTGTCTCTACTAGACGCTTATCTGCTGAGATACAAGACTATTTTCACGAAATATTAGAACAAGGTCTTACTAAGTCGGAGGTTGCTGAACTTGCAGCCGACCGTACAGCTTGGAGCATACGCAGTACTGTAGACGACGCTACTGCTAAAGCTTCGGGAGGAAACGCTAGGTCTGGCGCGTTCACTGCAACAGAGTACTTAGACGCTGTACGTAGTTATAGTCCAAGGTTTGCTGCTAGAGGTAAAGGAAGATTACAAACAGAAGCACAACAGCTTGCAAAAACCAATGCACAAAATAAAGACAACATTATTGGTTTAGCGGACGACCAAATAAAGCAAGTAACACGCCAAGCTATTAAGGATAGGGCTGTTTTACGTGGACAACTTCAGAGAACAAGGGTGTTATTGAAAAAACAAGAGGCAGAGGAGATAGCAAACTTAAAAAAACTTACGCAGTACGAAAGAGCGTCAGATATAGCTAAAGGAGCCATGAGGGAAAGAATTGCAGACGTTAAACAAAAGTATGCTTTACAGCTTCAAGATATTGACACTAGAATAGCTCAGGCAACTAACGAAACAAAGACTTTAAGCGGTATGATGCCAAGTAATTTTAATGCTTCTGTGTTTGAAAGCTTGTTTAATACTGCTCTTGTTGGGCAAGCAGCTTTGTTTGCTGCTCCCGGCTTATCAGGAAGTTTAAAGGCCTCTTTAGTAACTGGTGGTGTGGGCTCTGCTCTTCTAAGTAAAGAACTAACACAAAGAATAATCGCTAGACAGTCTGGAGGACAAGAAGCTTTAAGAAGAGGAACCACAGCAATAGGAGAAGCTATGGATTCTGCTGGTGTTACTTCTGCTCAGACAGTAGGTGCTCAGGCCGGGGGCATTGCAGCGCTTACTACGCCTAAAGAACTTATGTTCAGTGAAGAACGTAAAGAAACAATACGTAACTTACCACCATCAGGTAAACGTGCTTTGTATAGGAACTTGGAGTCTAAGGGTAGATTAGAAAGACTTCAGGCAGAAGACCCCAGTCTGTTTAAAGAATTAAAGAAAGCAGCGGGGAAATAAAAAGGGGCCGAAGCCCCTGTAGTTTACAACTCGCAGTTATTACCTGTACAAGCTAACTGCTGTGACCCTTCTGTCATGTCGGAGTTCTCAGAGATGTTCCAGTCAATCGTCTCTGGGAATTCCTCCTTAAGCTTCTCGTAGGTCTCTAAGTCTATGGGTTCATAAGGAGCCTGTTGGTACGTATGTTCGGAATAAGGGAGGAACGACACCCCACTAATCTTGTCGAACTTGTTGTACAACCACTGGCCTACCTCAAGAAATTCATCATCACGGTAGTAGCATGTCATGGACGGCTTATGCTCACACCAAAAGTCCTGATAAATCTCCCATAGCTCAAGTTGTTCCATTGCACCCATCTCAGAGGCCACCACAGCCCCGTCAGGGGATTTTATAGGGAAGCTGAATACCTTAGTAGTGGGTGACATTACGTCGTCCTCTACGGGGATTCCAGCTTCTTCAAGGACGGAGCAGAGTGGGTCTCTTGCATCTGCTCTGACTCGTCTAATGTATTGATCTGAGTATCTAGGGTGGATGCCACTAGCAGAATCAACCAACTGGCTAACAGTGCCGGAAGGCTTAACAGCAGTAATGGCAGTGCTAACATTGATACCAAGACGACCAGCCCAAACTGCGTTAGTCTTAACAGCTTCTTCTTTAAGCTCCGTAAGCCACGTTTTGAGAACACCTTTGTCCCTCCTTCCTGATAGTGTTGGGTGATCCATTATACCCGTTAGGCTAACACCAAGCAGTGCTTCTTCCTCTGTGTTCTTCTGCCACACCTTACGTAGGTAACGAAAGTCAGTCAAGGTAGCCTGTAGAGTTCCAAGGATAGACGCAGTACGTACTTTTCGTTTGAGGTCTGAGAGCGTATCTTCTGCCCTGACAACAACTTCTGATAGATTGCAGAATTGGTTAGGTCGTAAGATGATCTCGCTACATGGATTAGTTCCAAAATCATAGGTAGCATCTCGTCGCTCGTTCCTTGCAGCTTGCTTTTGACTTGCGACTCGAGAGAACATACCTCGTTCTCCTGAACGGGACTCGTATAAACTTTTCCACTCATTTAAAAATGCCTCGAAGTCTGGCTTCTCTGTATAGCAAGCACTGTTGTTAGCTAGGCCACGTTGTGGATTGTCCTGCCACCATTGTCCTGACTTGGCTCGTCGGAGTCTGTCGTCAGTGAGGTTAGACAAACTGATGAGAGCACTTCTTCGGACCCCGCCGACAACGACGATCTGTGCAATCTTACAGCAGACATCGTGACATTCGATGGAAGACAGTCTACGTCCAGCAGCTTCCCGAAAGATGTCAACGGTGAACTTAAACAGGTCAACAAGAGGCTCTGGACCAGACGCTCGACCACCGAAGGTCTTAAGAGAGGCCCCTGCAAGTCGTACTCCAGATACGTCCCACTTTGGAAGCTGACCCGAATAGAGCAAGCTGATAAGTTCTCTGTAAGCTTTAGCCCAGCCAATTTTAGAGTCGGCGACGTGTATAACGGTGTCGGTGTCATGGAATTCCTCCGCTACTTCAGGTAGCTTGCTAACGTACTGACGTTCAACACTGTAGCCTACTCCTGTGCCGCACATCAGTACGTACATCATCTCGTCAAACGCTTTAGGGTGGTCAATAGGTAGGTAGCTACAGTTGAATCCAGCTACGTTGTCACGGTCAAGGGCGTCACCAGCAGTCATTAACGCTCTCATGCTAGGCATAACGTCCATGTCGTGTATGTCTTTGAAGATACCATTAGCTTCTTCGAGTGTTAACTTACCCTTCTCAATCCAGAAGTTTAAGTACCTGTCGATTGTTTCTTCCCAAGTCTCCCGACGCTGCTCCTCTGGTAGGTAGCGAGCGTAGCGGGACTTGTGTATGTACTGTTGATATGCGTCCATTAATTCATTTCCTTGATTAGTCGTTCAATGTACCAGCGGCACTTGCGTAAGTCCTCTACTGGTTTTCCTTTGTAGTCATAACGCCAGAGGTACTTCAGTGCGTTACCCTTGAGATAGCCTCTAAACTCGTTCTCAGGCATGGACGCTTTGATAGCTTCGATTGCTTCGATTGCTCCGTTGTTGTAGTGGTCAGGCTGCTCTACAGGGTCTGGTGTTTTCCTGATTGAGAGGTTATTAAGTGCCGCCAAGGTGTCCCACTCTTGTGGAGTCGCTTCATCAATGCTCATTTTCTTCCTCCTCTAGCTCTTCTTCAAACACGTCCAGTCTATTAATTAGTTTGTCCTCAAACCTGTCCAGAATCTGCTCTGAGGTTATCTGTAGGGCCTCCAGTAGGTCGTCTGGATCAAGGGTTTTCAAGAGGCGTTCCTTAATTTCCTCTAGCGTTAGCGACATAACTAATTAACTCCTGTAGTGTATCTATATTATACCATAGTATTCCCTCTTTGTCACACCATTGTGACATGGTCATTTTGGCACCTTTTCGTATTTTCTTGTTGGGCTGCATCAGAACAAAGATTAACTCTTGTCCTTCTGGGAGGCTGTCCCTGATGCTGGTGTATTTCTTGGTGTCTCCATCTCTGAAATATCCTTTGCACTCAATAAGATATAAACCGCTAGCATCAACGAAGTCAGGACGGTAGCTCCTAGCAATAGTGTAAGGAATAGTGAAAGGTTCATAGTTAAACTCCTGTAGTATTTTGGCGACATCTTCTTCAAACGTGCTTCTAAATGGTGATTTCTTGGACCTTCGGCTCATTGTGTACCTCCGTTAAAAACCTTGGACCTGTAGAGTAAGAGAAGGCACGTAGACCCGGCCAACACTCTTTCTTATATGCACAATAGGAACAACCTATGTCCAGCTTCATGTTACCACTCTTGCCGTCTGGCTTAGGCTCGTAGCAGTTTTCAGGAGGCTCTGGCTGCTTAACCATCTCTTGGACATGCTCAATACGGTCTGTGATGTCAAAGCCTATCTTCTCGTACACAGGAGCTTGAGTGTCCTCCTCGTTGTACAGTAGGTAGGTTAAGTGTCCGTTCTGTTTGTCCATCGCAAGCCATCCAAAACTTGTCTGGTTCTCTGCCTTTGCATATCCTTTAATTTGAGCGACGTATCCAAACGGATCATCGTAAGCCAGAGTGCCGTCTTTGAATTTCTTAAACCCATACGATGAAACACTTTTAACGTCCGTGACAACACCGTCAATTTTGCAGTCCATAGAACCCGTAATGCCGTTGATTTCACATTGCTTTTGTTCTGCTGTAACTTCATGTCCTGAGGCCCTCGTAAGGAATAACAACAGTTCTTCGATAAGGTGTCCGTAGAGAAACTTGACCAGTGTGTGGCCTTGCATCTCTTCCGACTTCTTCACGTTGTTGAAGTGGTTCCATAAGAACCTGTCACGCTTACCAATGTTGGACATGCGTAGTTTACGTCCGTCAAAACGACGACCACCAAACTCCTTACGCATCAAGTCCTTGACGTTTTCTCCAAACTGCTCAATGCACTCTTCGATGTCAACGTCTTTATCTACCCTCTTGGTCTTAACAAGTTTGTAAATGTCGTCCACTAAATTGTATACGTTTTTCATTGGTAGTTCCCTACTATACCAGAGACTACCTCTTGGGCTTGCTCTGGTGTGCATTTAAACCACTCACTACGTCTTTCGTACATCTTCTGTAGCTCAGTGTGGGCTTCTGACTCTGCAGCCCTGCGGTCGCTTACGTTCCAACTATAGTTTAACACATAATCTCTAAAAGGGGAAGAGGTTTGGTAGTTATTCAGCCTGTCCTCTGAGTCAATCGCCATGCCTACTTTGACCCACTCAGGGAAGCTAGGGTTGACAATGACGTAGACCTGACCTTCTACACTGGACTCGTACTTTGCTAAACTGCTGAAAGCAGCGTCCTCAAAGTTCTTGTAACGTCCGGGCTTATGCAAAGGATGTGCCTTTGATATGTACTTGCTGTTGACGTACATCTGTAGATTGTTTTCTTTCTTTTTAGTTTGTGGGTCATCCTTGTAGTACTTACCTTGCTCTTTTTCATAAACCATTGTTACTCTCCTTAGTGGGTTTCTGCCCATGTTGTTCCGACTTGGTACTCTCCGTCAAGGGGACATCTGAGGTTAAAGTGAACCCCTGACGCCTTGAGGCATTCGACTGCAAGCCAACCGAATTTTTCTGCTTGGTCTGTAGCCACCTCCGACTGTACTTCGTCATGTATGTTCCCTATGAATTTGTAGTCTAGTTTCCACTGCGGTGCATAGTCGTCCAGTATGACTAGGGCCTTCTTCATCACGATGGCTCCTGCCGCCTGTAACAACGTATTCAATGCAGCATGTTCAGATCTAACTCTAAGTCTTCGTCCATCAAGTCCTGTGAGATAGCCTCGCCCAGATGCTCGACCAACGCGTTCTCGTAGACTTTCAAGAGCAGGTGTGTTTCGTAAAAATCGTTGTTTAAGAGTTCTGCCGTCTCTTGGGCTTCCTCCAACGATACTTCCAATTTTTGCGTCTCCTGCTCCGTAAAGGAAAGCGTAGATGAAAGTCTTAGCTTGAGGTCTTGTTTCAAGTCCTGCAGCCATTTGATTTCTTGTGTGTATATCTTCGGTGAGGAGGACATTGGTAAACTCCTTGTCGTCCATGTAGTGTGCCAACATGCGTAGCTCAAGGCCACTAGCGTCGAAACCTACTAGCTTCTTCCCTTCGGGTACAGTCCAGCATGAGCGACACTCTTTACCGTATAGGCTGTGTCCTGCTGGTACTTGTGCCATGTTGGGACTCTGGTGGGTCATGCGTCCAGTGACAGCGCCATTACTAATGACACGCCCATGAACCCTACCGTCTTCCTGTACATGCTCCATCCATGAGTTGACCTGTGCGTATCTTTTTTGTAGCATCAAGTACTCACTGACGGACTTAGCTTCTGGTAGGTCAATGGTGGCTAGTACAGCCTCGTCAACGATGGCATTCCCTTTTTCCGTAACTTTAGAAAAGACGACGCCAAGTGACGATAAACGCTTTGCAATCTGTTGCCTAGAGCCAACATTGAAGACTTCAACTTTGTCCTTAAGGCGTTTGCCTGTCTTATCAGACCATCTTTCGTGTACAATAGGAAGAAACTTCTCTTGAAGTTCCGCTTCAATTTCATTCATTCTCTCCTTAAATGTTGCTAATAAGTCCATGCACTTGTACTGATCCAAGAGCCACCCGTTTTTTTCCTGTTGTTGCACTACGTACTGAACCTTATGTTCCAAGTCGATGGACTGCTGGTCAAAGTCTGCCATGTCCTTGGTTAACCGCTGGTGTACTGCTTCTGTGACTGCTACGTCCTGTATACAGTAGTCAATCATCTCCTGTGACAGTCTTGACCAGTCGTTGTGGTCGCCTTTTGGAAAGCCTAGTTCGTTGCCCCAGTTACGCAAAGAGTGTCCACCGGACTTGCTTGGGTCAAACAAACGTGACAATACCAAAGTATCGACTATACGCTCAGGAGCCACAGAAAGCCCCCAGAGACGTTTTAACACTGGGAGGTCATAACCTATCAGATTATGTCCACAGACGCTTACAGAGCCTTCTAGAGCCTTACAGAGGGTGTCACGGGTAGTATGTACCGTACTTACTCCGTTTTCCCTAGTCACGACGCACCAAATGGTGTCGGGAGTCAAGCCGTTGGCTTCTAGATCAAGGTAGATCAATTTATTTCCTTTAAAACGTACTTCCTAATAAAGTTCTCAGGACTTTTGCTGTAGTACCACTTCATTTTTCCCTGTACTCTCCACATACCTGTTCTCAGTACGTAAACAAACTTGTTGTTAATTAGTACTTGGCCCGAAACAGAGTAAGGTTCGACACTAATATTAAATGATTCCAACACAGACAAGGAAGAAAGACGCTCAACCTCCCTTTCATAAGGGTTACTGTATTGCATTTTGTGGTCGTTTCTTTCGTCAAGTGCTCTTGCTTGTTCGGTATTGTACGCTATTTTTTCCTCCAGCGTTTTACCTTTGGTGTGCTTTTGATCTGCTTGTTTAGCTATTTTATGAAAAACTCCTAAAGGGTTCATTAGAAATCTGCTCCTATTTCAGGGTTAGCTACTTCTTGCATTCTACCTGTGCCTCTGTCGTACTGTAGGTAACAAGCGGGTCCGGTTTCACCAGTGTAACGATTCTTTAGGACACGAACAGTAGTCGTATTCCGTATGTCTTCGTTAGTGTTCTGCTGATCCCTTTCCATACCTATTACTATGTCTGACAGTTGTGCAATCGCTTGGCTACCTCTCAGTTCACCCAAGGATATCTGGGCACCGTCCTCGTGTGCCTTACCTTGGGACCGCTTGAGGTGAGACACTAGGAACAAGCTAATGCCTGTCTCTGCTACCAAGGTCCGCAGCTTGGTCATTATTTCATCAATGGCCTTTCGTTCGTCTCCGGACTCTTGGGAAGACACGACGATGGACAGGTGGTCCAGTACGACATACCGGCAGTCCAAGGCTTTTGCCATGTAGCGAACACGGGCGAGCAGGTTATCTGTTGAAGTTGACCCCCAATGGTCGAATAGGTAGTAACGTCCTGTTCCCAGTGTGGCTTCCCAGAAGGGCCGAAGCTCGTCCACAGGCGTGTCCTCTTCCAAGTGTAAGGGCCTGTTTGCCGCCACCGACATGATACCAAGACTTGTTCGGGCCACGTCTTCTTCGAGGGCCAGCACCCCAATATTTCCTTCACATCGCTGTAGAAGGTCATACTCAATTTCGCGGATGAACTGTGACTTGCCCATACCACTACCGCTGGTGATCGTAACGAGTTCATACGGCCTATGTCCTCTGGTTATATGATTGAGGCCGTCCCACGGGTAAGGTATGGACTTGACCTGTCGTTTCTCAACGAGTTTGTCCCACGTCTCTGTACCTGCAATGATGCCGTCAGGTCGGTACACCTTGGCGTTCCACCATGCCTGAGTAAAGTCCTTGACACGGTTAGCCATGAGCATGTCACTGGCGTCCTTCAGCGGCAGCTTACAGACCTTCAGCTTATTAGGACTAAAGAGGTCCTTCACTGCGTCCACTGCTACGTCACCCGCCTTGTCGTTATCAAAGCATAGGACTACGTTTTCGTACCCTTCGAGCCACTCAAGCTGTTCCTTGATCTCCTTGGAGGCGTTGTTAGCACCAGAGCGTAGCGACACTACGTCGTACTGCTTATTGAACATCTCGTACACTGCTAGGGCGTCAAGCTCCCCTTCGGTGATCGTAAGGTACTTGTTGTTGGTGCACTGTTGTTGACCGAAGAAGCCAACACCGGACACGTCTCCAGAGGAGGAGAAGCCCTTGGTTTTAACGTCACGGACCTTGGCAGCACTGACCTCCCCTGTGTCTAACTTGTAGTAAGGGTAGTAGTGCCGAATGATTTCGCCCGTCTTTGAGTACTCCACTGTTACACCGAAGCGACTACAGGTTTCCTGTGAAAGCCTACGTTGTGGTATTGCCGCCACTGTACCGCCCATGCTCAGGGGTTTAGCCTTTGGCAGTTCTTGTGTTGTCATTGGTTTCTCGTTGTCCCCGAATAGATGATAGTCACAACCAGAGGCGAAACAATGTGCGCCTCCGTTGTCGTAGATAGCGAGAGCGTCCGAAGAACCACACTCCGGACAACTCTCGTGACGTAGGAACTTAGAAGTCTGCGGCATCGCCCATAGCCATCTCAGCTTCCTCAAGGACTTTTACTGCTTCAAGGTAGGTGGACACACCGTGTACTGGGTGCGCTGGCCCCATCTTGTACTTCAGGCGTACCGTGGAGTTATAGGGTACTTCTCCGTTGTACGGGTTGCCGTCTGCATCAAAGACCTTGATGTCGTACTTGGACTTAAACTTGCGTTGCTTGTTGCCTTGGTAGTCCTTGATTTTGACACCGTTGGCGGCAAGAGTTGACGCGTCGTCCTCTGACATGGTGATTGTCATGGAATAGGCTCCGGTGTCCTGACCTTTGTACACGTCGTGCTCAGTCAGTTTACTGAAGTTAACTATGCCTTCTACTGTTGTTGCTGTCATGGAATAATCTCCGTTGGTTGCTTTGGGTTACGTCCTGCTTTTTCTCAGAACATACTTATAGTATACACTACTTTTGCTGTCGAATCAAACTATATTCACGTACTCCTTATTAATAATTGTCTGCACATGGACGTACCCGTCGGGCCAGTACGTGTAGGACTCTGCGAGTGCCTTGGCTGTCCTGTGTACTGAGGCCTCGAAGTTCTCAAACAACCCTAGTTCGTCCTTGTAGTACCAAAAGGGTATGCGTAGGACTGGCTCTGCTGGCCCACGTTCCTCGTAGTACACAACGATCTCAGCGTCGTTACCAATGGGTCCGTCGTTGCCAAAGTGCTTCGTGTGGCTGTTCTCTGGTTGTTTCATTCGTCTACCTCTACTTCAATGCTTTTGAATTCTTCATCTATAAAGTTGTACTCTGAATCATAAATGTCTGTTTTTAGCAGTGCCAGTGCCTCGTCTTCTGTTTCTGCAACTAAACGATAAACGTGCTCTATTGTTTCAACGGTCTTAATACAGTATGTGTTCACTGGTCACCCTCTGGTAATTCGTCACTAGCTAAAAACAATATCTTGTCCAGTGTGGACTTAGACATCACCACGTTCCCACGGTCGTCCAGAGACAACTCTAGGTCCTTACGTAGGACGAAGGGTATACCACCCCAAGGGTCGGCCCTCATGATGTCATTGGTCACTGCACGGGCTTGTGTGTAGCCTAAGCAGTAGATGGAGTAGTCACCACCATCGACTACGTATATGCTCTTTTCGTCAATTGCCATACTTAAGTTGCTCCTTTAGTTTACCTTAGTAGTAACTACTACTGATTACTCTTTAGTATATATACTTATGTATACCTTAGTAGAGGGTATCAGAATCATCGTCAAAAGTCAATGACCCATTTGGGTAATAGTCCAGTGTTTCCTGTGTATCTACTCCCACGCCAGCAGAAGCAGAGAGACAAGTACCGCAGAGATCAAGAAAATCACCATTAGCGTCTTTCCGTGTTAGTTCTGAGTCCTCTAGTATCTTATTGCAAGCTCTACAACGCATCCTTCCAGTCCTCCCCGTGTAAGTTAATTAGTAAACCCTTAAGTTGTCTGTACGTACAGCCAGAGAGTCGCCTTTTGCAGTTCAAACGGTACATCTCAGTCTCAAACTCAATGAGGTGCTCTAGCATTGCCTGTGTCTCTGGGTCCTCTGGAGGCCCTGAGCAGTCCTCAGAGTCCCCCATGTAGTAACCTAGCTCGTACTCTGCGTAAGTCATGATGACAGCCCTTGTATGGCCCGTATCACTTCGTCTATCACCTTCTGCTCCTCCTTCTTGAACTCCTCCAAGTCGTCAGGGTATACAGGAGTCTCGTCCTCGTAGTACTCCTGATACTCATCTGCCCACATCTCCCATGTTTCTCTAGTCATTTTTTGTTTCCTCCTTTACCCATAACCACAACGTCAGTAAACCACCTGTCGATAGTAAAAACAATACGTCCCACCACGGTTGCCATTGTTCAAACATGTCTAGCGCTCCCCTATGTTAACTTGGACGATCAACGAGTCCGTGTACGCTGTGAAGGGTATACCCATTTCGCTTACCTGTTTCACCGCCTCGTAAAACTCCGACTTAGTCGCGCATTGTATTTCACTCATGCTGTCACCTCTTGTGTGTGGTAGTGGAAGTTAGTCATTGCCTGTATTGCATCATAAGCCTCACGCCTAGTGCTAGTGTTAGCCAATATTCTAATGCCTCCGCTTTCGTTTACTAATTGCACAACGCTGTGATTGTACGTCCTAATACACCCAATGTCACCGTCCTGTTTACCTATGCGGCTGTTAAGGTATTCTAATGCGCATTCGATGTGCTTGTTGTTTACTCTGTAGCTCATGTCAAAGCCCTCCTGTGGCTCGTGTGTTGACGTGTGTTAACTCACTGCTGGACACTCTAGCGAATGCCCGACGATTAGTCAACTCCTGTCTCTGCTGTTTTTTCCTGACTCGTGACCCACGAAGGCCCCGAAGCTAAACGCCCAAATGATCGTAAAAAATATCGCTACAAGTTCCATCTGTCCGTCTCCCTATTTAAAACAGCTTTGTAATACGTTGATAGCGTCACACAATGTACGTTGACCGCTGACAAGTTCAAAGCGGTTATTGTCGTGTCGCTTCACGGCCCTGTAAGTGTTATCTCCTTCGGCTTTCATCACCGCCACAACATGAGTATAAACATCAGTGCGCTTCGGGTTCCATTGGGTTAGAACGTCATCCCATACCACAGCACCGAATTGGGCTACTTCTTCTCGTGTAAATATATTTTCCATGTTCATTTCCTTAGTTGATGTTCCTGTATGTGTTGACTCACTGAAGGACACCCTAGAGGATGCCCTGCGATTAGTCAACCCTATCCATAAATCATATTGTGAACTGTTTCAGTCATTGAGTACCCTGAGTTAGCCGCTGATAGCTTACAGTCGCTGAATGTGCCGTCCTTCATGATAACGCAATCAAAGTATGGGAATGTTGCGGCATCTTCACGATCAAGCGCAATGACGAACTCAATGTCCCAGCCAGCCTCACCAGTCTCAGGGTTAACAGTGTAAATTTCATATAAGTTATACATAATTGATTACCTTTGTTTATTGAAGATGTAGCCATAATACAGGAACCACTGCAGATGTATATAGTAAATAATACCACAAATAGACTATTGACCGCACTGGTTGACGTATGCTAGTCGCATGTGCGCGTGTAATAGAAGGTAGGCCCAAAGGGTCCAACATAAGCTCACACACTTGTCAACCCATGCAAAACCCATGCCAACTCTGCTCGCTACTACATGAGTCCGCCCATGTCAACCCATGCAAGACTCGTGCCAACTCTGGCGGCTACCATAGGCCGTGTCTTGTGTCAACCCTAGAAATTAACACTTGTTTTCTTGTGTTGCCTGTGTTAAATTTAGGCACGGGGGGGTCAGGCGCAACCTATTAATATTTGTAGTAGCCACTTACGCACAAAATAGGTTAAAATTAGGAAAATTACCCATAAATTAAACACATGTAACCCTTTGTTTTTACTCGTGTTTATACTATTACTGCTTTTACCTCTAAAATAGCTTGACTTTTGTGTAGACTTGTGTTATACTATTGTTGTATTGAGGGACAATTAATCTAATGACCACTGAAGTTAAAAAAAGAGGTCGTGGTAGACCCCGGAAGTCAGAAGTAGCCGCTGTAAAGCCCGGAAACAAGGGTGTAGTAGGCCGACCCAAGGGTGACGCAGCGATAATCAATGAATACAAAGCACGTATGCTGGCTTCTCCGAAGTCACGTAAGGTGCTAGAGACTATTTTTGATGCTGCTTTGGACCATGACCATAAGAATCAAGCGGCTGCTTGGAAACTTGTGATGGACCGTATACTACCTGTAGGTGCTTTTGAAAAAGACGTAGTCAAGGACAATGGTCGTAACGCTATTCAGATCAACATTAGTGGCGTAGGTACTGCTGAAGTATCAACACCTGACGATATTATAGAAGGAGAAGTAATAGATGGCTCTTAAGTACTTCACCAGAGAAGAATTCTCTTGTCAGGAATCAGGCACTAACAACATGGAACAAGAGTTCCTAGAAAAGTTAGACGAGTTAAGGGCATACTGTGGATTTCCTTTCGTCATTACTAGTGGATACAGACACCCGACACTGCATTCAATAGAGCGTAAGAAAGAGGTTCCCGGAACACATGCCCAAGGGATCGCAGCGGACATAAAAATAACAAACGCTGCTGATCGCCTTAAGCTTGTCAACAGTGCTCTTAAACTAGGGTTTACAGGTATTGGTATTGCTGACGACTTTATCCATGTTGACACCCGTGGCACTACTCCTGTTATGTGGGTTTATTAGTATGAAGTTTTCACACGGTGACGCACTAACAGCAGGTTCTGCTAATCATATCTTAGCGGTTCCTGCAGGGCACGACGCAATTGTAACTTACTTGTTTATATCCAATACCGGAGCTAACAAAAGCATTAGTGCTAAGTGGGTTCATGGCGGTGTAAACATAGACTTTATAGCGGGTAAGAATGTAAACGCTGACGACTTCTTAGAATTTGGTGGACAGCATGGTGAATTCTTGGTAGCAAAAGAAGGGGACACCATTACCTTGACGCCAGAAGCAGGATCTACGTTTGTCAGTATTATTTCTTTTGATTTGATACCAGCAACACCAAGGTTAAACTTTTAACTACTTATGTTTGTTATCATAGGTGCTGACTGGTGTATGGGTTGTAAGGCCTTAAGAAAAAAACTAATGGAAAAAACC